GCTTAAAAAGAATTTTTTTGAGCGGCACGATTCACCTCATCAATGCAGCTTCAGCCGCACGGCGGCGGGTAAGTCCGGGGAGGATGCGACCTGCGGCTTTGTTCCATTTAACGCATTCGGTAGCTGCGCCATCCCAATCCCCTGAGTCAACGCGTTTCTTGAACGTGGAAATCCTGTAGTTTCCTAGTCCGCAATTGTACGCCCAGCTTGTGACTGCGGCAATCCGTCGAGGCGAAGCGTTAGCAATCCTTGGCGACATCTTTAATAACCCACGAACGAAATACTCAATGTGATGATCCAAGGCGTCCTCACATTGTTTCATTGTCCAAACAGTTCCCGGCTGGATGTCAGGGCCAGTAGCTCCCCAACCGATTGTCCAAGGATGCCCCTTGGTTCCGGGATCAGGATAAGAAGTTACAGTTCCGTCAGGCAGACGTTTAGCCAGCCCTTCAAAGGGCTTGATGAGTACATCTCTAGCTAGCGCTTTTGCCTCTTCATTCATTAAATAAAGCGACCCTTGGTTTTACCTCGCCTAGCTATGCCATCTCCTCTAGTAACTTTCCCGCCTTTTTTTAATGCTCTAAATTTCCCAAGTGCTTCATCGTAAATCTCTACGTCTTCTCTGCGGACAGCTCTATCGGCAGGTATTTTTTCAGTTTTTACTCTTAAATTTTGCGAGGCTTTTTCTACCCTACTCATCGGGTCTTGTGTAACCGTAAAGTATTTTGATTCTTTTGCAGGCTTTCCTTTCCAACCGGCTGGAAGTTCTCTGGTTCTCATAAAACCTGATTTAACTATATCGTCTATTTCTGCTTGCGACGCACGCCTCATGGCGTATGGCAAATTTAAATCTGGAGACCCTGATCCTTCTGCATAAAGTTTGTTGCTAATTTTTGGGCGAGACAGAAAGTCATCTATTAGCCTCGCGTTTTTTGCTTCCGTCGCTATTTTTTTTCCAGCGCCGCGTAGCAAACCTCCCGGCATTATTAGCTCTTCTGGGTATACTTCTTCTAACGCTTGTTGTTTTTCAAGATTTTTAAGCCGCCTTAAGTTTTCCGAGGCAGTTGTTTCTGCTTCGCTGCCAAGCACATCTCCACCATAAGAAAGCTGCTTAATTTGTTTTTTTGCAGTTTTTTTCATGCTAACCTCATAACTTCATTCACGACTTTTGATATTTCTCTATGCTGCGACCAACAAACCAAAATGTGAGGCACATGGTAAATACACCAAAATCGTCTTCATTCCAATTGGCTTTTAAAACCTCGTACCACGGTGCATCCGATAAGAACGCCATATAGATAGCACAAGCTTTAACGGCTGCATACATACCGAACAAACACCATGTAATCCCCGGACGAACAAGTGCCGAGATTGCAGATACGAACCATCCGGCGGATTTTGCAGTTTCTGATTGCTCACGGAAAGCCTCTTTGATTGCGTCTAATTGGGTGATGCTGTAGTCAACGTATTTCTCTTCAACGCGAAACTCTCCCCTGAGTTTCTCCAGATCAGTCTGGAGTTGGAACATTTTTAACTCATGAGCGCGTTCATTCCCTTTATCTAAGAATTTCAGCACTTCTGGTGCAAGCCTAAATAGCCCACCGAATATGGAGCCAAGCAAGCCACCTGAGAGGAGATCAAACATCTTCTTTGGGAGCAGGCAACTGCGGAACCGCCTGAGATTTGATCTTATCAACCAGTGCAGCTACTTGGACATACGGCATGTTGCCCAATGCAGCCATAATCTGATTGACTTCGTCGATGCTGAATTCTAATTTAATCATGATTGATTCCAAGGAAGCGGAGTGTTTTGCGGGGAAACGGGAGGCGAAATCAAGCTGTCAATCTGTCCCTGCACACAGGCTTGTGCGCTGTCAATCTGGTTTTGTGGAATCCAGCCAAGGACAATCTCTGCGGTGAGTTGATCGTAAGGAACGATTGGCCCTTGCTGGTCAGCAGAGTTGAATCTCGTATTGCCGCCGATGGATGCGGTGTATTGACCGTCTACCCCTTGTACTTCCCAAAGTACGTTCACAACGTAGTCAGGCTCAGGAGTAGGAAGGGTGTACATCCGAGTGATGGTGGTGGTGAATTGAGTAGCCATTTTTATGCTCCTTGTTTGGCAAAACTGCCGTGATACAAATCTCGCGCCTCGGCAGCAACCAAAGCGGCAAGTTCCAAGTCCTTGTAGATGCCGAGATACTTCTTGGTCTTGTTGACCTGTATCTCAACAACCCAGTGCTTGATCTGCTTCTTCCAATGCACTCCCTTGAACCCGGAACGGTTGTTTGACTGCTTGCCCCGGTTGTAGGAATTTTGGATGTTTGTGGCTTGTCGAAGGTTTTCAATACGATTGTTCAGCCGGTCGCCATCTGCGTGATCTATGTACTCGGGAAGATGGCCGTGATGCATCAAGAAGATGATGCGGTGGATGCCATACAGAACCCCGTTGACGCGAACCACGCGATAACCATGACTGTTTTCGCAACCGGCCTTTGAGCCTATGGCAATCTGCTTGGCAGGCTTCACATTCCAATACAGGTCACCATCTCGGTACTCAAACAGGTCTAAGGCTTGTTGTTGGGTGATCATGGATGTGCCGCCTTGTATGCGTCAAATTCTGCTTTGAGTTCTTGAATGGCTTTGACAAGCAACGGCACAAGACCGGATTTATCCAACCCGTAAAACTCTGCGTTCTCATCATTCAGGTCATCGACAGATTCATCAATTACAGACTTGACCTCTTGAGCAATAAAGCCAATATGCTTTTTTGCATCTTGTGCCTCATCAATCATGTGATACATAACCGGATTTAGAGCCATTACTTCATTTAAGCCGTAAGCAAGCGGCACAACATTTTTCTTGAGTCTTAAATCAGAAACTGCGGTATACGCACCAGTAGAAAGGCTAATGTATCCTTTTTGTGACCCATTAAGGGTAAAGGTAAAGTTTCCAGTGCTTGCATTATCACGACCAATATCCCAATAGTTTGTAGCGCCGCCACCAAAAGCACCGTCACCAAACCTCAAAGGCCCAGCGGTTGTAGAACCACCACCACCGAAAAACTGTAAAAGCGTATCTGGGTTATTAATAACGGAACCGCCAACATTTATTGCCCAAGTTCCATTGCCATTACACGCCGCCCTCGGATTCCCATCCCCATCGCTCAAAACAACATAATTTGAAGCCGTGCGGATGTCGAGGCCACCTTGGTTGCCAGAGAACGAACCAAGAATGGTGTTCTTGATGCCACTCGTCATGCTATAACCTGAGTTATAGCCGACATATGTGTTGGAATAGCCGCTAGTTTGGCTATACCCCGCACCCTGACCAATTGCAGTGTTGCCGCCGTTAAAAGCGCCAGTTATGTTGTATAACGCTTGATAACCTAATGCGGTTTGTGATGCGGATGTTGTGTTGGTGTACAGCGCCTGATACCCTACAGCAGTGTTGTTAGAGGCGGTGAGGTTGGCTTGGAGGGCTTCGTTGCCAATGGCAATGTTGTATGAGCCAGTGCTGTTTGAAGAGAGTGCGTTCACTCCTAGCGCATTGTTATACGCTCCAGAAGTAAGACTCGACATTGAGGCCTGCCCGATTGCGGTGTTCTTGATACCCGTAATCGCGGACACCCCCATGGAGTAGTCCCCCACGGCGGTATTGAACGACCCGGATGTATGGCCGTAACCGGAGTACGAGCCAAGAAAAGTGTTGTAATCCCCTGTGCTGAGACGGCCAGCAGACCAACCAACAGCGGTCAAGCGCGTGCCGGTAGTGTTGCTATACAGCGCCTGATACCCAACAGCAGTGTTGTTAGAGGCGGTGGTGTTGGAGAACAAAGCTTCCTTACCAACCGAAGTGTTGTTGCTTCCAGTGGTGTTTCCGTAGCTTGAGTTGTAGCCCACTGCTACGTTGTCATTCCCAGTCGTCTGAACCTGCAAAGTACCTTGACCAAGCGCAGTATTGCGAACGCCCGTGGTATTAGCATTCAGTGCGTAGTAGCCAATTCCAGTGTTGTTGTCCCCAGTGGTGTTGGAGTGCAAAGGCTGAAATCCAATTGCAAGGTTGTAATTACCAGTTGTGTTGGAGTACATCGGGCGGTAGCCCATAGCAACGTTCTGCCCACCAGTCGTATTGCTGTACCCAGCCTGATAGCCAACAAACAAATTCGGAGCACCAGTCGTATTGCTATACCCAGCCTGATACCCAACAGCGGTGTTGTTAGAGGCGGTGGTGTTGGAGCGCAAGGCGTCGTAACCGAGTCCAGTGTTGTTACTGCCAGTTGTGTTTGAAGTTAAAGCGGTCTGCCCCATTGCCACATTAAACGAAGCGCCGTTTGCTGTCGCCAATGCAAGGCCACCGACCGCAATGTTGAAGTCTCCGGTCTGAAGCGTTTGCAGGCTTTGCGACCCAATTCCAATGTTCCAAGAACCCGATGTGACCGCAGTCAAAGCCGTTGAACCAAAGGCGGTATTTCTAGCACCCGTCGTATTCGCCGCTAACGCATTCGCACCCACCGCAGTGTTGGTAGCCACAGCACCAGCGCCTTTACCGACTGTTAAGCCAGAAATGGAAGCGTCAGCAGACGTTGCAAATGTCGTGCCGTTGTAAGTAACCGCACTGCCCGTCGCCAAAACACTTGAAGATGATGCGTAAACTACACCGTTAGCGGTAAAACTCGTAAGACCTGTGCCGCCGTTGGTCGTCGCAAGCGTACCGGCTAAAGTAACTGCGCCTGTCGTTGCTGTATTAGGCGTAAATCCCGTTGAACCAGCACTGAAAGAAGCTACTGTGCTTCCCGTTAAGGCTACCGTCCCCGTCGTGTCAGGCAGTGTCAGTGTCCTATTCCCGCCAAGTGTTGTCGGAGTCAATGTGACTTTATAGCTAGACGATCCACCGGCGCGACCAATAAGCTCAACACCGTCTTGTGTTGCCGCTGCGCGAGTCAAAATACCTGATGCGCTGGTTGATGTGATAGACCCTGCGCCAGCAATGTCACCCGTCGAGTCTGCAATCGTGACGACGGAGTTCTGGACAATCTCTCCTGTTGTACCATCGAAACGGGCAATCGCATTATCAGTCGCCGTTCCTGCGCCAACCATCCCGACAATCACATAGTCCGTACCGTTAAATGCAACAACCGCAGACTGCCCCGGCAGGAGCGTAACCCCCGTCTGTCCCGTGGCTTTGAATGTCAGCGTATATGTCGCATCCGCATTGATAAGTCTGTATGACCTAGCAGGGTTAGTACCCGTATTACCTACAGTAATTGTTGAGTTTTGAGCGAGTGAGGTAACCCTGAAACCTGCGTATTGACCACTAGTGGCTGTTATGTTGGTGGCAGAAGAATTACCTTCCGTGGTTTCAATCGTCAAAGCGCCGGTCGTAAAATTAGCACTTGTCAGGTTTGACATCCCCGCAATCGCAATATCCATGTATTGCGTCAAGCCATTGTTTGTTGTATCGCCCCAAGTACCAGACTCCGTAC